ACTCGACAAGAGCTTTAATCTTGTCCTTTTCTTGCTCAGTAAAAGTGACACCAGATTTCGCTAATGCTGCGATGCCTTTGATCGGGTCCTGCAACGCTTTACCTAACTGCACAGCGTTACCTTCGGCAGTTCCGAAACCTGCGGCGGCCATGTCAAGAGCTGCCGCAGTCGCACGATCAAAAGCTCCGCCTGCTTCATCTACAGTCCCGGCAAGATTGCTGAATGTTGCGAGTTTGGTTTGTGTTGCTTTGATGACATCAGCGTCAACAGCTATAGTCTTTTCAAGGCTTTCGGCGTAGGCAGAAACTCTTTTCGTGGCATCCTCAAAGCCCATCGTGTCAAGAACTGAAGCCAGTTTCTGGTCTGCGATTCGTGCTTCTTCAGCACCTTTGGCGGCACCAACAAGAAAGGTACCTAAAGCGGCGACAGCCAACCCTGCCGGCACTGCCGCCTTCTTGATTGCAAAAGAGGCCTTCTGCCCGTTGGTCTCAAGTTTTTTAAAGTCGGCAATTGCTTTATCTATGCCCTTGGGATTCCACTCGCTGATGATTGGGAGGTTGATTGCCATCAGTTGAACTCTCTCTTCGCGTCTTTCATGAACTGCTCAATGATCGGCATGAGTGCGCGTTCAGTGTCTGCAATCATTCCTTCAATGTCTTTCCACATATAGCGAGAAGGTTCACCTTTAAGTGCTGAAGCGAAATTAGGTCGGCGGTACTTTGGCTCTCGGCGTGACTTTGTGCCACCTGCTTTTCCTGCCATGTCAGTAATCGCTACGGGTGCGCCTTTCGTGACGACTCGAACAACTGCGATCTGTTCAGCGCCAGCGGTCACCGATCCTTTGCGAGGCATGCGAGTGTTCAGAGAGATCTGGACCTTTTTCACATTTTTCCAACCAGTACGACCGTCATGGTTCATTCCGCTAAGAGGTGCAGAAGTGGGGATGCGACCGTTGATAGCTTTGACTAAAGGTTCAGCTGCAACCTTTGTATCTTTGAGAAGAGTCCGACGCATAGCAGGATTAATCTTCTGCATCTTCTTTAACGCGTCCTGCAGACCGTAAGTATCAAGTCTCACATCTGCAGCCATTAGGTCTTCCGTCTTTGTTCATTGATGATCTGGACGCAAGTCGCCAGATCATCGGTCTCGAATGTTATGTGCGGAGGCCAGAACCCAGTCTCAACTAGCAGAGCTGCTAGTTGTCGCCGGAAGCCTCCTGCGTAGGGACTGCAGACGCAGTCTCCACGACTTCTAGATCTTCTAACTTCTTAACAAACTCATCAAATGAGATCGGGACTGGATGACCTTGTTGCTTACTGGCCTCGTAGGCCATGAAGGCTAGATCTTCCATCCCGATCCCGTTCGCAAGATCTGATGCTCGTCGCTTAAATTTACGCTCCCACGAGATAATCACGAAGAGGTTCGTGATGACTTGGTAGGTCTCGCCATCGGCGAGCTTGACACTTAGTGTGAGTTTCATGGGTTCTCCTAGTCGGGGTTCGGATTACTTACTTGATCAGGTGATGTCGCGAGCGAAGGTTCCGCCCATGAACACGGCCTCGACAACTGACAGCTCTCCAACAGTTGCCGAGATTGGAGTCACGGTCGCCAAGTAGCAACCTGTCAAGGTGTACTCAGGATTCGAGGCGGACTCAATTGCGCCGGCAGGGCTGATGACGAGTGTTGATTCAACACCGAACAAAGTGTTCAGCATGGTTTCAACTTCGGTCGCTCCGTAGCTCTGGAACAGTGTGAGCGTCAGCTCATTGCTGAAGAGCCCAGCGGTGAAGGTGCGTGAGGTTTGACCGAAGGCCGTGTTCTCAAGTGCTTCAGCCGTGAGGGTTAAGGTCGCTGCAGAGCAGTGATCGGTGAGTGTCATCGCTGATGGTGCTGTGACGGTGACGGTGGGGTTGGCTAGGTAGGTGACTGTGGCCATTGTTTTGTCCTTTTATATGCGGCTAGTGCCGATTCTAATTGTGAGGTCATATGCAGGCAACTCGGCAGAACCGATCGAGGCGATCGTAGGTCTGCCAGAGATGACTGCGAGAGAGGAGTCCATTAGTTGATCAACGACTCCGAGTATGTAGTCCGTAGTGTCTTGGTTGCCGGGTGGCGCGCCCAACACTCGGAGATCAATCGTGATGTCCGCCGTCTGATTATTGAACGAACTGAAAACAGGAAGCTCAATGAATACAGTAAGAGGTCGAGCGTTCCGAGGATCAGTGACTGGCTTAAGGCCGAGAGCTGTGATCGTCGCTGAGACAGCGTTGATCGTGTCTGTGAAGATGCCAGCCATCTCATGCCACTTGAGATCTCTTGATGCCGAGCAACTGATTTATCCGACCCATTGAAGCAACAGGTGCGGAGATGTTCATGTCTTGGAAACTGTTAAAGGAGTCCAAACTTCCGCGCTCACGGTACAAACTCGCAGCCATGAGCACGACTCCAGCTTTGACTGCAGCATCAGGGACGCTGGTCAGTGAGTCATGGTACCCGGCCTGAACCCTGCGTTTAAATGACCATGCATTACTGGCATTGACTGATGAGGTCATGAAGGCTGTGTCGTTGGCGGTCGCTCCGCTAATGCCGAGGAACTCGGTGAGATCGCTGACTGTGATCCAGGTGCAGGTCTGTGTCCAAACGAGCGAGCCGACAGGATCTGCAGCTGAACGATCAAGGTCGTCGCCGACATCTTGAAAAAGTAACTGGTTCGGAATGATGACATCCGAGTCGAAAAGGTAGTCGCCTTCTTCGTCAATGCCGATGAACAGATAGGTCGGTACAGCGAACACGATGTGTGCGCCGTTGAGGCCATGTCCTAGACCTGAGAGCGTGATCGTTTGACCGATCGCGATGTCAGTGTTTTCAAGAGTCTGAACGACGGCAACATCTGACAGACGCTGGTGATGCGTGACTGTGTATGTTGCCATCGTTCGTTCCCTCTACTCGTCTAGTCGGTTCAGGCTCGCTTGACGAACTTCGTCGCGTCAATCATTACGGAGGAAAAGTACCCTCTGAACTTTATGACTCGACCGAGCGCACCGTCTGCAAGTTCAACACTGACGGCTCCGCGCTGCTGTTCCCAACACTCGAAGCCTGTGCTGTCACCGACATACAGGTTCTTTCCGCCTGCAGCGACCAAGTTACGGTCAACCACGAGCGACAAGCCGAAAGCGTTGCCGTTAAAAGTTGAGGCCGATGCGCCGGTGCCGACTGCGTTCTGTGGGCCAACATTCGGGAACAACGGACGACCTGCGTCATCTACAAGTGCGCCGAGTGATGCGTAGTACGCAGGCGACATCACGAGCACATTAGGCAGGTTGCCGTTTGAGTTGGTCAAGATTTGCTCTGCTGAGTTGTAGATGAACGCTACCCAGTCGGCAGGTGTTGATCCTGAGGTCAATGCTTCAGTCTGTGTGACTCCTGCTTCGAATGTTGCACATGCTGCGACATCGGTAGCGTTTGCGTAGATGCGTGCCATGTCGTCAATTAATGCACCGAGAACCTCGGGCGAGGTAAAGTCCATTGACTCTTCGGACAAGTTCACATAGCCACCGTACAAGGCCTTCGTGATCTGGATGTCGTCCACGACGAAAGTGCCTTGATCGAGTGCGACGAGTTCGCCGTTGGATGCGCCGATTGTCGTGTGCGTGGTGACTTTCGGACGGATGAACACCTTGCCCGATGCGGGCATTTGGCGGACTCCCATTGCAGTGATCAATGGGCGATAATTGGGTACAAACGAGTTGTAGATTGGCGAGATGATCGGCACTGGAAGGATGCCGGGTGTGTCGGTTGAGGTGACATTTGGTGCAGCTGCGACGATGCGCTGGTTGAACTCAGCGAACTCAGATCCGCCTGCAGCGAACTTGATCATGTATTCCGCAATAGTGGGAAGTTTGAACTCGCGCTTCGGTGCTGCGTACTGGATGGGAGCAGTGGGTACTGCTGCTTCAATTGCTTCTGACATTTCATCCTCCTCGGATGGTTGGGTTGGGGTTGATATTTCTTCTTCTTCGTCGGGTGCTTCCTCGTCTGGTGACGAGGCTGCGACTGAATAGACCTGAGCGTCGGCGTATGCCGGTGTCGTGACAACCGAGAGCTCGACGAACTTCGCCTCAGAGACCTCTAGCGTCCCGTCTGCGAGGCGCTTGAACTTGGTAGGCACTGCGCCAACCGAGACCGAATCTAGAGCACCATCGGCGAGCAGTGCGAGAGCGTCGTCAGCTGCACGAGTGGCGCTCAGCTTGGCGACAAACATCATTCCCTCAGCGGTTGATACTCGCTCGGTGACTCGTCCGATGACGCGTGTCTCGTCGTGATATTCAAGAAGCTTCGGCATCGGGCCATCTTCGGGAAGTGAGCCTTCAAGAAAGACGACCGATTCTCCACCGGAGAGAGTCGCTTTGACATTCCAAGGGACGGCGAGGCCTGTGATCTGGCGTGATGGTTCGCCATCGGCGGAAGCGTCAAGTGTGATCTGTTGAGCAGTAAGTCGAATCATGAGGGCATCTCCTGAGGTGTCCGCATGGAGGCAGGTTCTTCAATGTCTATCTCTGTGCGGTTCATTGCGACATCTTCTATCAGATCTTCGGTGTCAAATTCCACGAACCTATTACGAGGCAGGATGTCTGTTCCGCTGAGGGTTTCTTGGATGCAGTCCATGTAAAGCTTCGCGCCGAGCAGATAGAGATCTTGCTTGGCTTGTGTTGCGTTGGAGTAATTGTAGCCAGAAATGCCTATGCCCAGTAAGTAGGCGGGGACACCGATTGCCCTGCTGAGCTCGAGTGCACTGAAGTTTCGTGCTTCTACGAGCTGGAGTTTGCTGGGGTCTGTGTCGAATTGTTCGTACTTGACAGCCGAGTTCAATGCGCCGACAGCGTTCACGCGTCGCGCATTTGACCATGCTGCAGCGAGTTCACCAAGTGATTCAGCGTCAAGAGGTTCAGAGCTGTCGGTCTGCTGTAAGTATCCAGCGACGATCTCATTGGAGGCGAAGCGTTCAGCGGAGCGGTCAAGTTTGATCGCTGTCTCTAGGACTCGGCGACCTGTCCAAAGGAACCCTTGAACGGGTGCAAGGAATTGGATGACATCTTGTGTCGGAATCTGGATGCCGTTGAATGTGATCTGGTTGGATTTTCCGAAGAACTGCGGACCGGGTTGATCCAATGTGTCAACCATCTCGCAGGGCATCCACTGGAAAGCGAGAGGCCGTCCAGTGGCAGAGCTGCGTGATGTCACATAGAGGAAAGCGCGTCCGCGCATCATGAGATCCATGCACAGATTCGACATGACGAAGTTACGCGTCAGGGTTGGATCTGGAGTGTCCATCCATGATTCGTTCTCAAGATAGATTTTCTCGTACCGTTCGCCGTTGAACTGTGTCGTGTAGTGGCGAAGAGGCAGTGAGCCAACAAGCGAGATGATCATCTGTGTCGCTCGAGACACGGTAGGCACAGACAAGGCCAGCTCTGAAGCCGCCCCGACGGTGTAACTCCAAAACTGGCCGAGTCCGCTTTGTGAGGCGCTACCTGCTGCAGCTTGAAGCGGTGCGTGTGCGAACGCGGGGGTCGCGTCTTGCTTCTTACTTCCGAAGAGTGCCATCCCTCGGATTCTCTCAGACTTTTCGGAGCGTGTCCACGAGGGTCAGCCGAAAGCCATCTGAGGTTTCGCTGATGCTCTCGGTCGTGATGTGAGCATGATTCCCCACACTGAACATCGGGCGAGCTCTATCGGGCCGGGTGACTTCTGCGAACTGAGCACGATCGCTCCGCCAGTCTTGACTGCTACTGCTCGAGCGAAGTGTTCTGACAGTGCAAGATCTCCAGTGTGGCGAACACGATCCTCAACGATCATCGCACGAGCTGCACCAG